TTCAACTAATTATCTCGGAATTTATCATAGAGTCTAGCCATGCCGGTCAACCAGCGTGTGGTGTTCATGTTGTTTCCTGTTGCGACGTTTTCGAACCGAAAGACTCGAATTGCGCCGCCTGCTGGGATCACTCCGGAGGCTACGGTGCCATTGACTTCAACTAATATCTCGGAATTCGATACAATAACTCTGTCGCCCTTATGTTGAAATTTAGGCTGTCCAGTCATATACGTCTGTTGTTTAGATCGTAGACCTTGTCTGGGGACAGAAGCGACAGTTCGTTGTTGATTCATGTTGGTGCGCTGTGATCGTTTACTTGCGCGGGGCTGTTGTTTGTTTTGGTTTTGCGGCGCCATTGCGATGATATCTGCAGGCGTCCTTACGTGTGCACTCGTTAAACGTGTGATGTGTTCTTGGTGTCAGATTGACTGACTGGTGCTTTATTTGCTGCGAGCGTGGAGATGATTGTTTTGACTGCCTGCTCGATTGCTTGTTTGTCGAGGGCTTGCGTGTACCCGCCATGGGATGTGAAATGTTTGTGGCGGTCGCTGGCGGCAGTGAGGGACTGTCGGAGATGGGATTCGACGCGTCCGACCCAATCGTCTCGGGACTTGCAGAGGTCTCTGAAATTATCGGCACTGAGGGGCATTTTGGTTCTTCTTCCTCTTTTGGTTCTGAAGTCTCGTTAGAAACTGAAGGCACGGGGCCAAGGATATCATGGCCGACTGCAGCATTGATTTTATGACGAATAGTATGTCCATTGTCGAGGATTGCTTCTGGTAATCCCTCGATGGTTGTGGCACTGATGATAGCACGCTCAATGGAGTCAAGTTCGTCGGCAGTTAAATCCAACAACTGGCACATAAGATTCCGTAATAGGTCCTCGTTCTCTTGAGGATACGGACCGGACTTAATTCGGTAATCTTCTTCGCCTGTTGCTTGGCGGAGTTCCATCCCTTGAGTTTCCAAAATTTCAATAACACGGCGGCACCACGTCCCAATTATAGGAGTTTTGCAATCAGTGACATAGTAGCCGTATGCTCGATTATACAGAGCTTGTAATGGTGTTATTGTTGGAGGGGACATCGTTAGATGGAGCTTCGCCAAGGTGCGTTCAGGGTCTTGAACTGAATCGTTATGAGTAGCGGGACTGGCATAGATCCTTCCTAAGAAGGGAACTGGACAGCCTGCTAACGGTTCAAGAATGATGGACTTGAGTTGGTGACCTAATTTTGTGGCCACTTCTTCTAATTTTTGCGCTAATCCGGGTATATTGGCACGTATGCGATCATCTGATGCGCCGAGCACCCATTGTTGGACTAGTTGCCATGCCTGCTTCGGGGTGTTTCCTAATTCTCGAAGTGCGATGTAATCATGACGTAACGTTACGAGGTTGTTGTCATTGGTGGTTCCTGGTGAACCACTTAACTGTGAAAAGCCAGGATCATATTTTAATCCTTGCGCAGTAACCCCTTTCGGATTTCTATCAGCTGCTAATATTTTGCTGAGTTCTGCTCTATACGCGTGTGCGCACCAACTTTGATAGACAGCTTCTTTAAAAGCTTTGTCCGCTGCTGAAACATGGCCATCCAGCCGTGAGTAATCTGACACAATAATGCCGTGCGGATATTGACAAATCTCCATGACACGGTCGGATATCTCTTTAGGAGTCATTGATGATGCGAACCATTTCTGGTCCTTCAAACAATCGTTCTTAAACGGAAGAGTAAAACGACTGTAACTCAACTGATGAGACACATCGACTGTGCTGATGTTACGAGGATCTG